ATCATTGATTCCACGTAATGCTTGGTCGTAAACACCGTAATAGATAGGGTCATAACCATTTGGTGTAGAGATAAGAATAATCTTACCACCCGTTGATAGGGACGCCATAGATGCCGCCCAAAAGTCATCTCCTGCTTCAATATAAGCGGCCTCATCAAATACAAGTATGGTAGGTGTATAACCACGTAACGCATCCGCAGATGTTGCTACCGCTTTAACCTCACAACCATTGTTTAATCTAAATCTACTTTCAGAGTTTTTATCAGGTGAAAACCCAACGTTAATCCACTCAGGCCATTGCTCAATAAAGTGTCTAACTTTATTAGCCATCTCCACCGCAGTATCACGTTTGTTCGCAATAAGAAGAACTCTTTCAGGTTCACTTTCTTTAGCGGTTTGTAATTTTTTTGAAATCCAAGCTGCGGTTACTGTTGTAACACCCGCCTGTCTATATTTTCTAGTAATGTTTTCATTATAATTTTCATAGTCCTGAATCAATTGAATTTGGTCAGGGAACAATTCTAATGGAACATATTTTTTTTGGGTATTATCATAGGTTTGCAAATATGTTTTTAACGCATATGGTGCATCCTTAATAATTTTTGCATACTCCTTAAGTTGTTCTATTTTGGAATTCATATATATAAATACAAAAAAAGGAGGTTTAAAACCTCCTTATATTATTCTTTAGGTCTATCTAATCCTAATTCTTTATAAATGTCATAATCGTCATCATCATCGTCATCGTCATTGGATAACGAAATACCCGGTATACCTAATATGAAATCTTTTAAATTGTCTGTCTCAATCTCGTCTGACATTGTTTCCAATTCATCATTAAACTGATTCAAAGATTCTTCATAATCTTGTTGATTAAACATTTGTTGAATTGACGCCATTAAATCTGTCATTAAACGTTTTCCGTTTTCACTATTACTAACGACTTCTTTCATTAAAACTAAGAACTGTTTAGCTGGTAATTGGAATATATGCATTAACATATAGTTCTGTAATTGCTTACCATTTTCTAAAATTACTTGGTCTGGAAACTGTCCTCTAATTCTATCCCAAATTGCTGGCCCCAAAAGTAATGTCCACATTTCTTTTTCTAAAGTACTTTCTAACTTTTGAGCTCGTTGATACATCTCCCTGTCTTGTGGATTTGTATATTCTCCCGGTTGTCCGTGACTACCTAATATTTCAAAAACACCTTTAATTAATTCATGTATTAAAACTGGAAAATTAATTCCTCTTGCAACCACTTTAACTTTTTGTTCTTCTTGTTCTTCGCCACCTTCTTCTCCCTCATCACCGGTTTCACCCGTCTCATCATCACCCGGAAATTCCGTTTTGACTTTACCCGCAACACTATCTGAAGCACCTTTAATCGTTGAAGGACTGAATTGCCAATAGTTTGCGTCATTAACCGACATCATTATACCATAATCATTATATAACTCATCAGAACCTGTAATTTCTCTAAGTTTATCACCAACAAGTTGGTACATATAATGACCTCTTTTTGATGCTCCTTGAATGATGCTATTAATTAAAGTTAATTTCGCTCTCTCTAAATCTAATTGTTTTAAATCGATATATAATTCTTCTTCAACTTCTTGATTTTCAGGATTAACTTGAGGTTGTTCTTGATTATCTTCTTCATCATCTTCTTCACCATCTTCAACATCAACTTCATCTGGATTTTGTTCAGGACCTTGTTCTCTATTGAAATCACTTTTATCAATTTCATTCATCCCAACGATTTTTGCATCAAATTCAACTTCCTCACCAATACCCATTTCTTCTTTTACAATTTCAATTGCCAATTGTTCTAAAGCCTCTTTATGTGTATTTTCAAGTCTTATAATGTTGTTATGTGCAGTATACATCATTGTTAATAAAGGTCCCATTTCGGTACCGTTTAATGTGCCTTGATAGTTTGTATGTTGTCTGACATTATTAACAATTTGACTATATCTTTCGGAAGCCAAAAGTTCTTGGAAATTTTGATTAGGTTCATTTCCTGTTTTAGGAAAAGGTATTTTTTTTAAGGGTGTATCTCCTGAAGCCAATTTAGATTGTAAATCGGGATTTGGTCTATCAGCAGTATCAAAATCCATTGCCATCTCATTTAAATTTTCGTTAATTAAAGATAACAAATTTTTCTTAGATAATTTCATATTTTTAAATTATTTTTTATCTCCCTTAATAGTTGCTTTAGGGTTAGGGTTAACTTTAGGTCCGGGTTGAAACGGGGTTTTAGGTTTACTTGGTTTAGTACCTGGGTCAACCTTTGGTTTGCTCGGAGCAATTTTAGGGTTATCCTCACCCAACGATTTAGAATTTACTTTTGGTTTTGGTTGGAATGGTGGAGTTTTAGGTTTGTCAGGTAAGTAAGGGTTATCACGATTAGGCTTACTTGGGGCAATTTTAGTGTCGTCCTCACCTAATGCTTTAGGATTAGGATTTACCCTTGGTCCAGGTTGAAATGGAGTTTTAGGTTTGTTAGGTTTTGTACCCGGGTCAACCTTCGGTTTGCTTGGTGCAATTTTAGGATTATTACTAACAATTGCATCATATGTCATGAATTCAGGAAGACCATTATGTCCCGTTTTTACATTCTCACCATATTGATGTACTTCTGATTCATTTAATTTAACATTGATTAATTCCATAATTTCATTTTTTGATGTGAAACTATGAAAACTATTTTCCGCTAATGACTCTACCCATTCTTTTACTTCTCCTTTTTTACACTTACATTCCGATTTTGTACAATCACATTTTTTACATTTTTCACATTTACACTTTGATTTTGTACAACCACAATTCTTACATTCTTTATCCTCACTAATTTCTTTCTTTTGACCTCTTAATATTTTAAAATCTTGACCATCAATTTTACCATTGTGGTTTTTATCTATATTCTTTTGTTTTCCTTTTAATTCTTCTTTAACCTCAGCTACTGGTTGTGCAATTGTTGATTTATCAATTGGATCTTTTGTTATTTTATATCCTTTAGCTGCCGGAGGTAAAGAACCTCCATTTTCACCAATTTTATATGACGGTTTACCGGGTACAGTTGTTACTTGCTCACCTATCATTCTTTCAGCTAAGTTGTTAAGTTGTTTATCAGTAAAATTTACCAATGTCTTTTCTGACATTCCTTCTTTCATTAATTTACCAACTAATTCTGACCTTTTCATATTTCTTTGAATTTAATTTCCTCTTTTATAAGAAGATAACTCCTTATTTTTAATTTTTTTGTAACACTATCAATTGACTCTCCAAATTTAAATGTTAACCTTTCACTATCCGAGTCCATATCAAATTTTTCCCAAGCCATTGCAACCACACCATCTACAGCATCAATAACTCCGAAATAATCGGAGTCTTGAACTAATTCTAATTGTAAGTCTGTATTTTTTAATAGTCCAACTAAATCAACATATTCCATTTCTGGCGATTTAGGTTGTGAGGATGCAGATGCGGGTATTATAAACCACCCATCCATGTCAATTTCAGTACTTTTACTAAAGATAAATTCGTACTGTTTTTGTCCTTTATAATCAGAACCTATTTCATTAACATAGATAAGATGCATTTTATTTAAAGTATTTACTTAACTTTTCACTAATTGCTTGATTAATATCGTTTTTAATCTCATCTAAATCAAGTTCTTGAACATCTTCTTCATATGAATAACCTTCATTTGCCCCTTTTTCCAAATCAGCAAATTTTCTTAAATCTAATTCATACATATCTTCCTCACCAATTGGTGCCTCTATAAAACTATTTAATAAATCCATAGTTTCGCCTAAATCTTCGTCACCACTTACTGGTTCTTCAGCAGGTACTTCATCTTCTGCGGATGGTTCCGCAATTGGTTCTTCTCCACCCATCTCTTCTTCCTCTCTTTCAAATTTCTTGGCGATATCCTCAATATCTTCATCGTCTAATTTATCTAAATCAACTGCAGAAATAATCATGTTTAAAATGTATTTGATGTCATCGCTTTCCATTTTATCCTGTAAATCTCTTAATTCTTGACCTAATTTACCAGCATACTTTTGAGCTTCAGCCATATAATCTGAACGTTTTCCTTCACCACCCATTTCTTCATCACCCGATGGAGGTAATTCACCCATTGGTTCTTCTGCTGGTACATCTCCCATTGGCTCTTCAGCCGCAGGTGGAACACCCATGCCAGCGTCAGGTACTACGGGTGCTGCAGGTGCTGCAGGTGCATCCATAGAAGGTTCCGCTAAAGGAGACTCTTCTTGTGGTTTTGTCTGCTTTAAAACATATTTTGTTGCTTCTTGTAAATCTTCTTGACCTTTTAAAAGATCTAATCTTTTAAATGCTTCAGCATAAGATGAAAATTTATTTTTATTTTTCATAAACATACCACCAATGTAGTCAAGAGAACTTTCGTTTAATCCCTTTTTAACGTAGTATCCGTCTTTTTCTTTAACGATACCATAAACACCCCCATTAGTTGACTCCTTCACTAGTTCGGATTTTTTAGTTGATGATTGGTTATTGTTGTAGTAGGTTAACTCGAGAATTCTCTTTAGTTTGTCATCTCCGTTAAGTTTTTCACTACCAAGTGGTTTTAAATCTGCCATTTTATTAATTGTTATGTATGCTTATTCTTATCCTATAAATACATTGATATAGGGAAAAAAATAAGGTTCTTTATTGTGTTATGGATAATTTCTTATCTACAAGCGTTGTTTTTAGTTTTAATAATTTCTCAATATACCCATTTCGTCTAAGTAGTTTAAAGGTTAAGTTTTCATAAGAATACTCTCCACCGGATTCTAAACCACTTTGTCTAAATTCTTTTAACTTATTCCTTAACCCCTCAATCGACTCAATCGGACCCCCCTTCTTAATAAGTAAATCAATTTTTTTCATATATTCTTCAGATTTTTGAAGAATCATACTATCGTCAATGTTAGATTTAACCTTATCTGGCTCAACAACCCATTTATTGTTTAAAATGGAGTATACTCCCGAAGATACATGTTCTTCATCGACATCCTGAACATATAATTCAACATCATACCCTTTAACTATGATATTATGCTTTTCATTCCACACATTTTTCTTAGCGTCGAAAAACTCCTTTAGTAAATCTAAATTATAATCAGTCTCTTTAAAATCAATTAAAATATGTAAATCTACGTCAGAATAGTTTGACCAATTGTAGTTAGCCAAAGAACCTGTAAGAACTATGTCATGAATAAAAAATTCAATACCAAGACTTTCAATAAACTCATTTGATATCTTTAATAAATTTTTTCTAACATCGTCTCGCATAGAGAACTCACCATCAGAACCCTCAAAAATTTGTTCCGATAGTGAATCTTTTGGTTTAAAAGACTTGATAATTTTTTTATCTTCATCTTTATCCTCAATTAGTTCTTCAAATAAGCTCATCCTTTTTTTATAAACTTATAACTTCTGGCGATATTCTCGTTGAAGTATTTTCCTTGTGATTCAGCAAGTCTAAACTTAGTGAACTTGGACCAAGGAACTTTATTATACTCATAAATAGAACCATTATTAAAAGTAACAGTTAAATCCTCATTTTCTGTATTGAATGAAGCGGATTTTAAATTAGATGAATTGATAGTAACGTCAATCATCTTTCCATTAATTGTTTCTGAAATTATTCCCATAGTATTATCGTTTTAGTACTATAATATACACAATAAATATCAAATAAAAAACCCCCTAATGAATCAAGAGGTAATAAATTAAAAATTCTTCTTTAATTGATTAATCAGTTTATCACTAAGATATTCCTTTCTTTTTGTACTTTTAACTTCAGGTTCGTTAAATTTATTACGAATTGATTCACCATCAGTACTTTTAAGGAGTTTAATGTTGGCCTGTTCAATATGGTTACGTTTCATTAAATTTTTATTCATTATATTTTCTTTACTATAAGTATAAAAAAATGTCTAAAACGGACATTTACAGATTTTTAAACATTTTTTTAGACATTTTGACATTTATTTGTTTTTTAGAATGAAATGTGTTATGTTTGTACTAACAAAACTTTATATGATATGGCTGTAGATTTCTTCGAGGACGGACCAACCTCAACCCCTAAAAAAGGACGCAAAGGTTCAACCACACCAATTTTAGATAATTTCTCTCGTGACCTTATTAAAATGGCTGAGGAAGGTAAAATTGACCCTATAGTAGGTAGGGATAAAGAAGTTAAAAGAATTGCACAAATTCTTTCCCGTAAAAAGAAAAACAATGCGGTTATTGTTGGTGATGCTGGTGTCGGTAAAACTGCACTTGTTGAAAAACTTGCTTTAATGATTGTTAAGGGAGATTGTCCCACAAATCTTTTAGACAAGAGAATTATGTCTTTAGATTTGACTTCACTTGTTGCAGGAACAAAATACAGAGGACAGTTCGAAGAACGCATTAAAGCAATTTTAAACGAATTACAAGAATCACCAAATGTAATTGTGTTTATTGATGAGTTACACACAATGGTAGGTGCAGGTAACGCGAGTGGTGCAATGGATGCTGCGAATATTATGAAACCAGCTTTAGCTCGTGGCGAAATTCAATGTATTGGAGCAACTACTTTTGATGAATTTAAAAAACACATCGAAAAAGATTCTGCATTGGTTAGGAGATTTCAGAAGGTAATTTTGAAAGAACCTACAATGGCGGAGACAATTGAGATACTTAAAAATTTAAAAGATTCATACGAAACATTTCATAGAGTATCGTATGAGGAAAATGTAATAGAAACAATCGTTAAACTTTCCGGCCGATATATTACAGATAGACAATTTCCTGATAAGGCGATTGATGTCATAGATGAATTAGGTTCAGAAAAAAGAGTATCGAGTAGAATACCAGAATCAATTGAAAAATTAAAAAAATCGATTGACGAAATAAAAGAAAGGAAAATACAGGTTGTTAAATCTCAAAACTACGAGCAAGCTGCAAAATTAAGAGATGAAGAAAAGAAACTTTTCGATAAACTTGAAAATGAAAAAGTAAAATGGTCAGAAAAACAAAAGGGAAATAAAATTCCTGTGTCTGTTGATGATGTTTATACAATTGTTTCCGAAATGACTGGTGTACCAATTACTAAACTTGATAGTAAAGAAACAGAGAAACTATTAAAAATGGAAACTTTGTTATCGGATAAAGTAATTGGACAAGAAGAAGCGGTTTCAACAATATCAAGGGCCATTAGAAGAAATAGGGTTGGGATTAAAGATGCAAATAAACCAATTGGTTCGTTTATCTTTTTAGGTTCTACAGGTGTTGGTAAAACACATTTAGCAAAATCATTAGCCAGTCTTTTATTTGGTGACCCCGAAAAAATCATTCGTGTTGATATGAGTGAGTTTATGGATAGACACAATGTATCTAAATTAATTGGGTCCCCTCCAGGTTATGTTGGGTACGATGAAGGTGGTCAATTAACTGAAAAGGTTAAAAACAATCCATTCTCGGTTATTTTATTTGATGAGATTGAAAAGGCACATAAAGATGTCTTTAATCTATTATTACAAATTTTAGATGAAGGACATTTAACAGATTCATTTGGTCGAAAAATAAACTTCACAAATTGTTTGGTTATCATGACATCCAATTTGGGAGCTAAAAAAGTTTCTGAATTTGGAGGAGGAGTTGGTTTTAATACATCATCAAGTGAAACTCAAAAGTATGAGGTAAGAAAATCGATGATACAAAAGGCGTTAAAACAACAATTCAACCCTGAATTTTTAAATCGTATTGATGACGTAATATTATTCAATGCTCTTAATGAAGAAACTCTTAAGAAAATTATTCAAATAGAAATTGGTAAATTAAACAGTAGATTGTTAGATAAAAACTTCTTAGTAACTTTTGATAAGACTGTCACAAATAGAATTTACGAATTAAACACTCAAGAAGAATATGGTGCTCGTCCTTTAAAACGAATCATTCAAAATCTATGTGAAGATTTTTTGAGTGAAGAAATACTAAGAGGAAATATAAAAGAAAACGAGCCATTAACTCTTAAATATAAAGACGAAAAATTAACAATTTCAAAAAAAATGTTATAAATAGTTGACTTTTTATTAAAGTTATATATATTTATATCCATGAAGGTCATCTTTGTCGATTACCTTTTCGTTTTATTTTCATAAGTAAGTGGGGTTGATCCCACCCAAAGACCTTAAACCCCGACATCTCGTTGGGGTTTTTTATTAAAATTTGGTTTTATGAATGGATTTTTGTATATTTACATTATA